TTAATAAATATTAATATACATATTTATTAATGTCATCAAGTCAAAATTTTATGCCGGGCCGAGTGCCAGGAAATAAAAGACATCTAAGGAGATTAATAGAGTATAATAGTAAGATCGCTTTTTTTAATTTGGAATCAAAAATTGTAGGCGGTAATCCGGATTATTTTTGTGAATGTTTTCAAGATAAAGTGAATCGTATGAAGCAAGGATATAATGATCCAATGCAAACAAATTCAGAACGTGTTTCACAACTAACAACGAATTCTTTAGGAGGAAGAACTACGTTTGGTAATTTCAATGTGCCGGCAAAGATAACTTATTTGGGTGGTATTGAGGGACAACCTGGAGGCATTCCTCGACCTCCCAGAAATACATTTTAAATCTATTAATAAAATTATACTACATTACTTCTTAATTTATTATAATATTTTACAACCTCTTTATTTAACACGCCTATGCTAGGATCTTTGCTGCTTTCTAAATTGAGAAATTTAATTAATGGTGAAAAATATGTATCTGGAATAATCCATTTTGTTGAATCATTTCTATCAGGACCAATTGTATCACATTTTTTACTATTAAGAAGATATATCATATTTTTTATGCCATGTTTATTTCTTGGATCATTTGAAAATGAATAATAATCAGATGAAGACATCATCATTTTATCAATAAAACTGCAATTTTGCATATGATATTCATCTATTTTAAATATTCTAATATTTTCTTTTAATAAATTGCAATAATTTAATCCATTATCATTGCCATTTAATGCTATTATTTTTTCTATCATATCTGTAGGACACTGATTATAAGCTTGAGCATATCCATAACCAAAAGCATTTGTAAACAATGTTCGAGCAGATATGCAATGATCATTTAAATTTTTTATTATTTCTTCATTAGTTGGATTTATAATTATATTTATTTCTTCATTAGTTGTGTCTCTCATAATATCCATTATGTAGAAATATCTATTTATATTATTTTTAATAAATAATAATGCATAATTATATTCAAAATTTATTAGATAAATATTTAGTCGAATAATCTTTAGTCGAATAAGAATTTATTCTTAGAAAGAGTTTTTTTCTGGATAATATATATAATGACACACGTTCAAACAATAGGAACCCGAGCTCAAGTATGGCATGGAACTGCCAAAAAGACATCAGGCGGATTAACCAAGTCTGATTTAATGCAGAACAAAGCTGGACGAATTGTTTCGCGAGCGAAGCACAATACCGCCAAGAAAGAAATGCGTTTAGTTAAGCACGGTTACGGAACCAAGAAGGGTAAGTTTGGTTTTGTTAAGTTAGGATCTCATAAGAAATCTCATAAGCGATCTCACAAGAAGAGAGGTATGAGTGGTGGTGCTGGTATGGGTTCTTTGACTCCTGCTGATATCAATTCTGATTACATGATTAAAGATGTTGTGCCTCAACAATTTAGCCCTTTAGATCGTGCTTTGGTTGGTGGTCGAAGCCGCAGCCGTGGTAGAAGCCGTGGTAGAAGCCAACAACAACGAGGTGGATACTACGGTAATGCATTTTCTCCTGCAGATGCCATGGGCCAAGGCATCGATGGTCAAGGCATTACCAATTACAGCGCTTCAGGATCCGTTGGTGTCCAAGAGGCGGCTGGTATGGCTGGTGGCAAAAGACACCGAAGAAAGCACAGATCAATGATGGGTGGAACTGGAAGCAGAGGATATTCCCCTGCTGATCTAGGTTCTGTAGATGTTCAAATGAGAGCTGGTCTAGGAAATTAAATTCTATAAAATAAATACAAAATAATATAATTAATTTTAAAATAAATATATTATTAACCTTTTAATTTAACTTAGAAACCAATCAGAACTAACAAATTTGTCAAATTTAACATATTCAGCCAAATACTGTGATAAAAATTTCTCAAAAAAATGCTTACTAACAATAGGATGAAATAAATTTTCAACTGCATTTTTTGCCTGAATATAAGACTTGTAGTTTTGATATAGTTCATCGAAAGATATTAAGGATATCTCTGGGTGTTGCTGTTGTTTATAATAGGCAAGCATTTCATTAATATCGTCATATTTAGACCATAAATTGCAATTAATATTTGTAATATATTTGTTGTCAATCACCTCTACACCAGGATAAAAATAATGCCAAATCATTTTGATTATCTCTTTATCAGAAATATTAATAGATGATTTGTTAGTTTGTTTGTATAAAGAAGATATTTCATCTACTTCATATTCTTCATCACATAACTTATCAGAAACAAGATCATCTGTTGTAATTGTAATATGTTTGTCCCAAAAAGATAAGAAGCTGCTGACATTTGGTAAAAATTTGCTGGTTACATTTGTAAATACAATATCATTAGTGCTAGTATTTTCTGTAAAAGTTAATTGAGTCTTCAACAAGACCTTTAAATTATTTGAATACATCATATTAGGCACATTTATGTTTGACAAATAAAGCTTCCAAATGTAATGCATATTTTTCCATGATAAATTATATATATTTGTTGAATTAGAATTAGTCAAAGTATTTGTTGATACTTGTTCAATACATTGACTAACAAATTGATCAACAATTTTGTTAGTTGTGTTCATTGAAAAGAACATTGTGTATTCTTTAATTGGATCTTCTTGAGGTAAGTTAATTAAAAATTGATCAGAATTGCTATATCTTTCTGAATAATGTGCAGCTACACTAAGTAAATCGATTCCTATTTTATTTAACACATCTTTAATTAAATCGGTTGCAATAGAATTAAAGTTATCATTGGTTTTTATTAGTCGATATCCTAACAAATTATGAGTCTCGTGATACTTTGATATGAAATTGCTCATGATCGAATTACCAGTTGTAATGTATGCAATAGAATCAATGAAAGATATGAGTTTTTTTATATTTGAATTAATGAAAAACAAGTTGCATTCTGGTCCTACATTTTTCTTTAGAATACAATCTCCGATAACAGTTAAAAAATATTTTGTTTCTGTTTTGGTCTCAAAAATTGTATTTAAAAAACCTAATACATTTTGAATTGTATAAGTTTCTGGCACAGATTTAAAAAGAGATCGATCTTTGATTTGTTTAAGAATATTCTGCTTAGTTTTGTGTTTCCATGCAATTAATTTACCTTCATCTGTAATAGTTGAAAGCAAATGATGATGAATATCATCTTCTTTAACGATTTTATATGTTTTACCGTCATATTCATAGAAAAGATTATTGTATGGCATATAAAAATATTGATGTTTACTTAGAAAGACTTTGTAAAAGTTATCTTGCTCCAAGGTAAGCTCATTAATTCTTGAAACCCGCTCTTCATATCGTTTATTTTCAGTTTCTAATATAGCAGGCAAATTTGTTAGATGCATTTGTAACCTTTGCAAAATATATGGATTGTCTTTGTATTTTTCGAAAAGATCTGAAATATTCATATATTCAGAATTGTTTATATATTGTTTGTCTTCTTTATCTTGCATATATTTTATACTACTTACATTCGTTTTAATACAGTTTTATAATATAATTAATTATAAACTAATATGAATTATTGTATAATTTTTAATATTTAATTTATAATTAATATTAAATATTATTACTTAAAAAAAATAGTAATAATATATTATGCTTGAAATACAATCTATTTGTAAAGAGTGTCGAATTTGTAAAAATTCGCAACTTATTGACGTTATTAATTTAGGAGATCAAGTTATTACTTCTAGATTTCCATTATATGGAGATTATACAACTCCAACAACCCCTATTGTTTTATCATTATGTAGTAATTGTAGTCTTGTTCAATTAAAATATTCTACTAATGCATCTGAATTATATGAACATGAATATGGATATAGATCTGGTATTAGCAACACCATGAGAGATCACTTAAAAACATATCAAGAAGAAATATTATCTAAAATTCATATAGAACCAGGAGATACTATTGTTGATATTGGAAGCAATGATTCAACAATGTTACAATATTATGATAAATCTTTAAAAAGAATTGGGGTAGATCCTACTGGAAAACAATTTAAACAATATTATGGTGATGTAGAATTAATACCAACCTATTTTACATACGATAATTTTAGAAATGTATATAATAATATAAAACCAAAAATTATATCCTCCATTTCTATGTTTTATGATTTACCAGATCCTGTTCAATTTGCCAAAGATATTTATAATGTATTAGATGATGATGGTATTTGGACTTGTGAACAAAGTTATATTATTACTATGTTACGAAGAAACAGCATTGATACTATTTGCCATGAACACCTAGAATATTATTCATTAACAGCAGTTAAACTCATAGCTGATTTGTCAAATTTCAAAATTATTGATATTAAATTTAACGAATGTAATGGAGGAAGCTTTAGAATTTATTTTGCCAAGAAAAACTCAACTGCTTTTGTAGAAACAACTGAATTAATTTCAAAAATATTAGAAGATGAAGCTATGTATGGAATTAAAAATGCACAATTATATAAAGATTTTATTAATAATTGTGATAAAGAAGTTTTAAAATTAAACAAATTTATTGATACTGTAAACTTATGTGATCAAAAAATGTATATTTATGGTGCTTCAACAAAAGGAAACTGTTTATTGCAATATGCGAATATTGGTGAAAACAAAATAAAATATGCAGTTGAAAGAAACTTAAGTAAGGTTGGAAAAATGACATCAACAGGAATTGGAATTATTAGCGAAGAAACCATGCGATCAAAACCACCAGAGTATTTGTTAGTTTTACCATGGCATTTTAGAGATGAAATTATTAAAAGAGAGGATGATTATTTAGAGAAAGGAGGTATGCTTGTATTTCCATTTCCTCATTTTGAAATTTATAGTAAGAAACAAAAAGTGTTAGTTACTGGTTGCAATGGTATGATAGCTAAATATGTTTTAGATGAATATAAAGAAAAACATAATTTATTTGGATTTGCTCATGAAAATAGAACTAGTAACTCTAAACTAACAAGATTTTATTTTGATATTAGAAATGTAGATGAATTAAAAGTAAATTTAAACATAATTAAGCCAGATATTATTGTTCATTTGTCAGGCGTATCAAGTTCAATAGAAGCATTTAAAAATCCTATAAGCACTTTAGAATTAAATGGACTAACGGTTGCACATATTTGTGAAATTATTTATAAAAATCAATGGCCAACAAAATTATTTAATGCTTCAAGTAGTGAAATATATAAAGGACATATTACATATGAGGTAAAAGAAGATGATCATAGTATGTTTCATTGTCATCCTTATTCGATTGCAAAAATAATGGGACACACTATGGTTGAATTTTACAGAGACACTTATAAATTACCTTTTTCAAATGGAACACTATTTACAGTTGAATCAAAACATAAGATTGGCAATTTTTTATTGAGAAAAATAGCAGATCATTCTAAAATTTGGAAACAAACATTTGAACCGATTACCTTAGGCTCATTAGATTCCTATAGAACTATTTTACATGCATCAGATGCAGCAAAAGCGATAAAGCTTATTTTGGATCAACCTGTTGGAGATACTTATGTTGTTTGTGGAAATGAACACACTAAAATTTTAGATTTAGTTTTACAGTTGTATTCTATTTGCGGGATAAATATAGTTGTTAAAGATAATGTTCTATATTCTGATACTGACAATAAAATTGTGGCTATTATTGAAAATGTGAATAATGGAATAGATACAGTTCCTATTGATATCAGAGGAACTGCATCAAAATTACATGGTCTAGGATGGTCACCTAAATTTTCAGTCGATGATATATTAAAAGAAATAATTTGTTAAAATGTAAATTTTAAAATATTGTGTTTATTTATAATGAATAGTAGTATTATAAGTAATTATTTAAATTCTAATACTGAAATATTTATATATGATCGTGGTGAAACAGTTTCTGACGAAATGAGGAGAATAAATAATTTTTTTGAAATAAAATTTTTGGATTTTATAAATAAAAATTATAAAGAACAAAAAGAAATAATAGATATAGGAGCAAACATAGGAAATCATTCTTTATTCTTTTTAAAATTTTTAAACTGTAAAAAAGTGCATTCATTTGAACCGTTTTTAGATAATTTAAAACTTCTAGAAAAAAATACAAGTTCTTTTGGTGAAAAAAGTATTATTTATAAAATAGCACTTAGCAACAAAGATGGCGAAATGCCTTTGTATAATTCTCAAAGAGCTAATAATGGAGGATTTTCATTACATAGTTATTCAAATGGCGTTAGTTATATGGTTAAAGATAGTATTTCAGTAAAAACTCTTGATTCATATAATTTAAATAATATTACTATGATAAAAATTGATGTAGAAAATCATGAAAATGAAGTCTTAGATGGTGCGAGAGAAACAATTTTAAGAAACAAACCTATTATTTTTATTGAAAATTTATTTTATGGATATCCTAATGTTTGTCCAGATCCAAATCCACATCAAAAAATATTAAATGAATTAAATTATAAAAAAATATATTCAAATATAGTGGGTAGTTATATGGATTTATGGATTCCAAATTAATTGTATTTATAAATTATTTTTATAAAATTATTTTTTTTTAAATTCACTATAATCTTTTGATACATAAAATTGATTATAATATATTTGCTTATCTAACTTGTATCCAAAAGTTTCTAAATAATTTTTTATAGTAAGATCATTTGTTACATTTTCAACTACTAAAATAGATGGGTTATATTTTTTTAAATCTAAACCATACAAACAATTTAATTCACCACCTTCAATATCTAGTGAAATTATATCAATTTTTGTTAAATTTTGTATTTCAGTTTCAATAATGGTATTTAGTGTTTTTTGGGGAACTTTAATTTCAGTTATTTTTGGGTTTGCTTTATTAAAATTAAAAATTTTTTTATATTCTTCATTTATAATTAATGCTGAAAATCCTGCTGTCCAGCCACTTGTTAAAACTATATTAAATGTAACTTCATTTTTATCTTCATTACTAATTGCATAATTAAATACATTTTTTCGATGTTCTTTTAATAAAGGAATTCCCTGGGTATTTGCTTCAAAACAGTAACATTCCCAACCATTTCTTTCAAAATGATAAGAATTGCTAATTCTTATTGGTTCAAATGCTCCTATGTCAAAGAAAACACCTTTATAATTATAATCTGGAAAATAATCTCTTAAAACAGAATCAACTGCCTTATTATTATAAATTTCACCATGAAACAATGTATACATATTATTATATATATAATTTATTTTTTTGTTATAAACGCTACAATTTCTTCATGTGTCAAACTAACATCTGATTTTATTTTATTAATAATATCAGGACTAATCAAATCTTTATGCACATACCAATCTTCAAATTTACAATATTTGCCTTCCCAAAAAACTGATACATCTGGGAAAACTAATATGTATCCTCTTTCTTTAAAAATTTGTCTGGAAATATGCTGTGTATTAAAATAATTGCCAGTATATATATCATGTTCAAATGTAACCGTTGCAAATTTATATTTATCAAATACAGTTTTATTCAATAATTCTAAAGTATTTAATGTTGAACGATTATTGACATCTAAATCGATTTGCAAATAATCTATTTCTATTGGAAAATTATTACTATCTAATATTTCTCTGTAATGAACTTTTTGCGCGTCACCTAATACATATATTGATTTTTTTCGGTGAAGTTTATATGCTTGTTCAAAACTCTTATCATATTCAACTAATATTCCTCTATAATTATGCTCACTTTCTAAAATATAACTATTATTGTGAGTAATTGGATCATTCGAACCTATTTCCAAAAATGTGCCATCTTTTTTATTATTTGTTAGAATCCTTACAAATATATCTTGAGATGCTTGACTATTTGTTTTCATTTTATTTAATAATATTTAATATTATATTATTAAATATTAAACTAATATATTAATATATTAATATATAATTAAATATAAATGATAGTTCTATTTTTAAATCATAAAATACAATCTTGTGGAGTTTATCAATATGGTTTACGTATAGCTAATATTTTGCAAAATTCATATACACATGTATATGTATACAAAGAAATAGATAATTATACTGAATACACTTACATTACTAATAAAATTAAACCAAACATAATAATATATAATTATCATAGTGCTACAATGCCATGGTTAAATAATAATAATATTTTAAAAAATATAAAAAATCTAGGAATACCACATGAATCAAATGGAGCTATGTTTGACATTATGTTAAGTATCGATCCAAATGAATCCGAAACTCACAAATTTTTTAATATTCCAAGACCAATTTATGAAAATGTTGATAAAATATGTGATAAATATGACATCACTAATGAAAAAATAAAAGATTTTATAAATTATAGTGAAGGGGAAAATGTTCCTATTTTTGGATCCTTTGGATTTGGATTTTCCAATAAAGGATTTGATAAAATTATAAAAATAGTAAATAATAATTATGATGCAGCAATAATAAAATTAGTAATTACATTTGCTCATTTTGATCCTAATAGAGATGCCAATATTAATCATGTTTTACAAATGTGTAATTCAATTATTAGAAAACCAAATGTTAAATTAATGATATTAACTGATTTTTTAACAAATGAAGAAGTGTTATTATTTTTAAAATTTAATACATGCAATATATTTTTATATGATAAAATGGAAGGAAGAGGAACATCAAGTGTTATAGATTATGCTATATCAGTTAACAAACCATTTGTTATTTCAGATAGTTTTATGTTTCGTCATATTTATTCCGATAAAATATGTGTATATAAAACAAATATAAAAGATGCAATTGAAAATTCAAAAAAAATGTTACCAATTTTACTTAAAAAATATAGTAATAAAAATTTAATTGATAAAATAGATAGTGTTATAAATATTTTAAACAATACAAATAAAATTTTTGACTATAATGTATCAGCTTATTATCATTCAGAAAATTATAAAGAATCTGCCAATGTTACTGATAAGTTATTAGTATTATTTAATAGTTATAAAAATAATAATATGAATACATTTAAAGTTTCAAATGATATTTTTACAGATACATGTATAAATGTAGTCAAGACCCTTTTTATTAATGTAGACATTAACAATAAAAAATTCGAAATAAATTTTAAAGAGCACGAAGAAGTATCATGGAATGATATATTAAACAAAATTAATAAACACTTAGATACAATAAAGGAAAAAAACTTGATTGAAGTATCAATTGGTGAAATTATTGATAAGTATAGTATATTAGAACTTAAACAAAAATACATTTCTGATGCAAATAAATTGCAAGATATTAAGAATGAAATGAATACTTTAAAAGATTACGTAGCAGATATTACAACAACGCATTTTTATAAAATGCTACTCTATATCAATCAACAAATTTGGTTAGATACTGATATTATTAAAGGAATAAACATAAACATAAACATAAATGTAAATGACAAAGATCTTGAAACTATTTGTAAATTAACTGAAATTTATAACAGAATTTTTGATAATAATCAACGAAGATTTAGACTCAAAAATCATTTTAATACTGTAAAAAAATCTTACATTAAAGAACATAAAAGTTATGCGGAAAATAGTTGTCTTATTGTTATTTTAGAAGAAAGTGATATATATGATAAAATTCCAGAAATAAATTATTTATGCATATCTTATGATATCATATATTTCAACCATTCTTACAAAAATATAATTGATAAATTGTTTATTAATACAAATATAAAATTTATAGAAGTTTGCGATGTAGTTATAGATTCAGATCAAAAGACAGCATTAAAAGTATATGATTTACAGTCATTTACAATTAATACTGATACAAAAGATTTTTTTGACTTTATTCCCATAAAATATAAATCTCCTGGTAAATTTGGAGATTTTTTAAATCAGTTATCTGTTATTTGTGAAAATTATTATAAAACTGGAAGAAAAGGAGACCTATATATATATGATTTAGAACATATTGGTGATAAATTTATATTTGGTATTGAAGATACATATGCTGACACATATAATATAATTATGTCTTTAAATTTTATTAAAAATTATAAAATATACAATAATGAAGCTATTGATGTTAATTTATCCATGTGGAGAAATTATTTAAATGTAGCAATTCCAAACAAAGAAAATTGGTTTCATATTTATAGCAAAGTGTATGATATAAATTGGGGAAAACATACATGGCTAAAAAGTCAAATAGATCCTACTTGGAATGATAAAATAATTATAAATATAACACCTTATCGATTTATTTTGCAAAATTGTATAGTTAAATTAATTGACGCAATAAAAGATAGAATCAATGATTGTATATTTATTTCTAACGAAAAAGGACATTATGATTATTTTTGTAAAAATACTGGTTTAAATATAGAATATTATAAACCCCAAAATTTTCAAGAAACAGTAACTATTATAAATTCATGCAAAATAGGATATTTTGGATTATCTTCTATGGCAGTAATCGCAAATGCATTACACAAAAGTCATTATCTTATATGTCAAAATAATATAGATTATGATCTAAATAATATGAAGGATATAATACCACATGTTTTAGATATTTTAGTTTAATTTATAACAAATAAATTCAAATAAATTCAAATAAAATAAAAATAATTTTATTTGAATAAGTATTTAAAGGTTTGCGTTTAAAAATGAATATAATGTCCCAATTTAATAAAAATCCTGTATTGAATGAAGGAAATGTTTTAACCATAAAAACTGTTCAAATAGCTCCTTTTCGAACTTTAATGACTGCTTTAAAAGATATTCTTTTAGAAACAAATATTTCATTTCAACCTGATGGAATTCGCATTATCAATATGGATAAGTCACACACTATTTTAGCTCATTTGTATTTGGCTGCACAGAATTTTGAGTCTTATGAATGCAAACAAGAAAAGATCATCATCGGTGTCAATATGTTTCACTTATTTAAGCTAATCAATTCAATTGATAATGATGATACACTAACAATTTACATCGAGAATGCCGACTATTTTGACGGTATCGTATCTTACTTGGCTTTGAAATTTGAAAACGGAGATATTAAGCAATGTAAGACCCAGAAACTAAAATTGATCGAGCCTGAGCCTGAAGAACTAGAATATCCTGATGTCAAGTTTAGCTCTATTATTAATCTACCTTCTGCCGATTTTCAGAAAATTATTCGTGATCTTTCATGCATTTCCGATAAATTGGAAATCAAGTCGGTTGGTAATGAACTTATATTTAAGTGCAAAGGGCAATTTGCAGAAGCTGAAATTCATCGAGCTGAATCTGATGGATCAATGGGGTTCATTTTAAAGCAAGATTCGTCTAAAATTATTCAGGGTGAGTTTTCACTTAAAAATCTTGGATATTTTATCAAATGCACCAATTTATGTTCTCAAATTGAAATATATTTGGAGAACGATTTACCTCTTGTTGTTAAGTATGATGTGGCGAGTTTGGGTTCCATTCGTTTATGTTTGGCTCAATTGCCTTCTGCATAAATAATATATTACAACAAAGTTTATAATTAATTATATATTTTAAAAATATAATATATAATATGTCTTTCAAAAGTTACAACAATTATTTAGGTGCAAAACGTTGTTGTAATACAACTAGCGTAACCCAAGAGTCTCGGGGAGCACAGGGACCTCCCGGAGTTATTGGTCCAACAGGAACATCTGGAGGAGCAACTGGAGCAACAGGAGCAAGTGGAGTAACAGGAGCAACAGGAGCCACTGGAGCAACAGGACCTCAAGGATTTCAAGGATTTCCAGGTCAAAATTCAGGAACTCTAGGAGTAACAGGAGCAACAGGAGCAACTGGTGTCACAGGAGCAACAGGAGCCCAAGGATTTCAAGGGTCAACCGGATTAACTGGCGCCACTGGTGCTCAAGGTGTCACAGGAGCAACTGGAGCTCAAGGATTTCAAGGCACCCAAGGTGCAACAGGAGCAGCAGGCACCCAAGGTGTCACAGGAGCAACTGGCGCCCAAGGTGTCACAGGCACCCAAGGATTTCAAGGAGAAACTGGAGCTACTGGAGCTCAAGGATTTCAAGGAGAAACTGGAGCTACTGGCACAATAGGAGAAACTGGAGCTACTGGTGAAATTGGACCACAAGGATCTGGTATAAATATTGGACCTGGAACTACTGGTGATGGTAATATGGTTGTTTTTGATACTACTGGATCTACATTTTATTATACAAATTTATTATACACCGATTCGATAAATCAACCATATATATTGCAAGGTGTAACAGGCCCTATAATTTATACAAGTGCACATATAATTCCTACTATAGATAATCATTACTCATTAGGAACAACTGGTGCATGTTTTAGGGATCTTTACATGAGTAGTTCAACTATTTATTTGATTAATTCACAAGGATCAGTTCAACAAGAAGGAACAATAAGTTTGAATAAAAATGGACTTATTTATACTCAATCAGGTTTTGCAACTCCAATTACTACTTTTTTTCAGAATGGAGCTTTTGGTCCTACAGGACCAAGTGGAGCAACTGGGAATTTAGGATGGATAGTAGGAGCTACAGGAAACATATATGATAATACTTTAGATTTAACAGCTCAAGGATTTTTTTCTTCACAACAAACAAATGGATTAGCTGGATTAACTGGATCATTAGGACCTAATTATTCACTAATAAGACCATTAAATGTTGGAACATATGGAGCAATAGGAGCAACATTAAATAATTATATTCAAAATTTATATTTTGATGCAAACCAATTTAAAGTAGATTATATACAAGGATCAACTGGTGTTTCAGGACCTACAGGATATATTCCACCTTATTCAACAGTAATGTCCTTAAAATCCTTAATACAAGGTGCGACAGGTGCAACAGGACCTCAAGGGCCATTATTTGTAATTGATACAATTAATCAAGAAGTTTTTAGTAAAACCTTAAAATTAAATAGTATTTATTATGACAAACAAACAACTATTAAAACAAGTGATGTTATTGCAGAATTAGATAATTTTACAGATAATCAAGAAATATACACATTTGGTCCTACTATTCCTAATCGATGGGTTTCTGTTGGAAATGGTGAATCCATTTCATATTCTTCAGATGGTTTAAGTTGGTTTCCAGTAAATAATTCATTATTTTATAAAAATGCTTTTGGAGTAGAGTGGAATGGAATATTATGGGTAGCTGTAGGAGATAGTAATAATAATTTTAATGCAATTTGTTATTCATATGATGGTATTATTTGGAATCCTGCACAACCTAGTAATGCTTTTATTTTAGGTTATTGCGTAGCATGGAATGGTAGCATGTGGATAGCAGGAGGAGATCAAGGAGGAGGAGGAGGACAATCAAATATGTTGTATTCATATGATGGTATGAATTGGAATGCAATAACTACTCAAACCTTTGTAAATATAGTTTACGATGTTGCATGGAATGGCTATATGTGGATTGCCGTTGGTGATAGTAATTCAATTGCATATTCATATGATGGTTTAAATTGGAACCCGGTGACAACCCCTTCTAATGCATTTGATCCTGCACGCGGAATAGCATGGAATGGTGATATGTGGATTGCTGTAGGAAAATCAAGCAGCCTTGGACAACAAATAGGATATTCATACAATGGACTCAATTGGTTTGGTATAACAAGTCTTTTTACTTCAATTGGATATGATATAAAATGGAATGGAATTATGTGGATTGCTACAGGAGATGGAGCTACTCCAATGTATTATTCATATGATGGATTTTCTTGGAACACTTGTATTATTAATGGAACATCGGGAATATATCTTTCTATTTGTTGGAATGGAACAAGATGGATAGCCATTGATTCGACAAGCGGTAATAATTTAATATACTCGAATAATGGAATAAATTGGATATCTAAACCAAATCCAGGACAAAAATTCGGTTATGGAATTGCTTATAATAGAAAAAGACAGGATACAATAACTTTTCCTAAAAATAGATTAGTTGCAGTAGGCACTAATTATACATTATTCTCAGATGATGGCGGTAATAATTGGAATATAATAACTACTCCGAGTCCATCCTCGTCTCCACCATATATATTTAAAACAGGATATGGAGTCGATTGGAATGGTGAAATGTGGGTTGCTGTTGGAACTTCTGAAACAACATCTACAGCATTTTCATATAATGGATCTGATTGGACAAATGCAACAAATATTTTTGACACAGGTAGAGGTGTAAAATGGAATGGAACAATGTGGGTTGCAGTTGGAATAAAAAATTCATCAACATTTGATGTTAGTGCGGCATATTCATATGATGGTATTTGTTGGAAACCGTCTATTCAACATCCATTTAAAGATGCTGGATACTCTGTTGATTGGAATGGAACAATATGGGTTGCTGGTGGGGATATCAATACAAGTCCATCATTATCATATTCATCTGATGGAGATGTTTGGAACCCGGTAACAACAACTATTAGTTTTGAGTGTTTGACAGTTGTTTGGAATGGAACAATATGGGTTGCTGGTGGTAACGATGGTGGTAGTAAGGGAGTTTTATTATATTCATATAATGGATTAGATTGGTATTCAGCAAATATTACGACTCCATATGGTTTTTTAAATACTTATACGACTGCAGCATGGAATGGTTCTATGTGGTTAGTTGGAGGTGGCGTTTCATCTTTTATTCAATATTCATATGATGGAATAACTTGGGATGAAGTAAATATTAGTTCTCCGCCAACAAATCAAATTAATGGAATTACATGGGATGGAAACAAATGGATAGCAGTTGGACTTGGAGGAACTATATATTATTCATATAATGGATTTGATTGGTTACTATCAGTAGTTCCAACAACATCTGATATATTTGCTGTTGCTTGGAATAAAAATTTAGGATCCACATTTATTCAACAACCAGTTATTTCTTTGGGTCAAGGAAGTAAACCACCAAACGGATCAAAAATTAATGGTATAGCATATTCATTAGATGGAATTAAATATACCGGATTAGGAGATGATCAAAATAATTTATTTTTAACTGGTCGTGCTGCAGCATGGAATGGGACTATGTGGGTTGCTGTTGGAGAAGGAGGACAAAATCTTATAATATATTCATATGATGGAATTGAATGGATACCAGTTAAAAACTCAAATACTTATATTTCACCAGGATATGCTGTTGTATGGACTGGTATTAATTGGGTTGTAACAGGATATAATGGAATAGTTACTTATGTATATTATTCTCCAGATGGTATCAATTGGCTACCTTCATCAACTCCTAATCCTACAGGAGTTTGTTATAGTTTAGCAATAGACGTTAAAACAATAGCAGGTGGCACACAATCAAGAACAGTGGCAGTTGGCAATTTTGGAACTCCCGGTGTAATTTATTCTGATGATGATGGTATAAGTTGGTTCCCGGCTAGTAGTCCACCACTTGTGTCAAAATTAAATTGTGTTGCTTGGAATGGAACAACATGGCTAACAGGGGGTGATACAAATCAATTATATTATTCGTTAGATGGATCTAATTGGAATGCTATTGGAACTATATTTCCAACTACAATAACTAGCATAGCATGGAATGGAGTTGTATGGGTTCTTACAGGTCTTTATTCTGGTTCTGGTCCACTTCCAGAAATTTGGTATACAAGAGCTTTAGACGGTTTAACTGGATGGACTCTGGCAACATTTATACCAACTGCGATTTTGACAATTGACTTGTATTCTGTAATCTGGAATGGAAAAAGATGGATTGCAGGGGGGGCAGAACCAACTAATGGTATTAGTTATATTCTTACATCACATGACGGAATAAATTGGTATGAAAGTCCACCTTCTACGAGTCCATTAAATCCATATAGTAATCCTCTTAGTGTTGTTGTTTATGGGCTAGCAAGCAATTCTCGCATAGGTGGTGTCATAGTCGATAGCCAAATAGCTTTAAATAAAACAAATAGTGTAAGATTAACAACAAAACTAGATTTATATTCAGATGATTATTATAATAATGGATACAATAATATGACTGCATCTATACAAAGTTATGATTTGTTGTAAGATCATATTTTAACAATTATATTATATTTTAACAATTATATATAATATATTTTAACAATTATATTATATATTTTAAAATATATAATATATAATATGTCTTACAAAAGTTACAACAATTATTTAGGTGCACAACGTTGTTGTAATACAACTAGTGTAACAAAAGGAGCTCAAGGAGCACAAGGACCTCCTGGACCTATTGGACCAGCTGGAAAATCTGTAGGAGTAACAGGAGTAACAGGAGCAACAGGAGCTCAAGGACCTCAAGGATTTCAAGGAATTCCTGGTGAGAGTTTAGGAGCAACAGGAGCTCAAGGATTTCAGGGAGCCACAGGAGCTACTGGAGCTCAAGGATTTCAGGGAGCAACAGGAGCAACAGGAGCTCAAGGATTTCAGGGAGCAACAGGAGCAACAGGAGCTCAAGGATTTCAGGGAGCAACAGGAGAAACTGGAGCTCAAGGATTTCAAGGAGCCACTGGAGAAACAGGAGCCCAGGGATTTCAAGGAGCAACAGGACCACAAGGTGCAACTGGAGCCCAAGGATTTCAAGGAGAAACTGGAGCAACTGGACCACAAGGATTTCAAGGTGCAACTGGAGCAACTGGACCACAAGGTGCAACCGGACCTGGTATGAATATTGGTCCTGGAATTACTGGTGATGGTAATATGGTTGTTTATGATGTTACTGGAGCTACATTTTATTATTCAAATTTATTATACACTGATTCGATAAATACTCCACCTATATACCCAGGAGTAACAGGTCCTATAATTTATACAAGTGCTCATATAATACCTACTATAGATAATCATTACACATTAGGAACAACAGGAGCATGTTTTAGGGATCTTTATATGAGTAGTTCAACTATTTACATGATTAATTCACAAGGACCAGTTCAACAAGAAGGAACAATCAGTTTGAATCCACTTAATGGGCTTGTTTATACAAAATCAGGTTTTGCAACACCATTTACTGCTTTTTTTCAGAATGGAGCTTTTGGTCCTACAGGACCAAGTGGAGCAACTGGGAATTTAGGATGGAAAGTAGGAGCTACAGGAAACATATACGATAATACTTTAGATTTAACAGCTCAAGGATTTTTTTCTTCAAACCCAACCAATGGATTGACAGGAGGATTAGGACCTAATTATTCACTAATAAGACCATTAAATGTGGGAACATATGGATCAGTAGGTGCAACATTAAATAATTATATTCAAAATTTGTATTTTGATGGAAGTCAATTTAACATAGACTATATACAAGGATCAACTGGTGTTTCAGGACCTACCGGATATATTCCACCTTATTCTACAGTAATGTCCTTAAAATCCTTAATACAAGGTGCAACAGGATCAACAGGTGCCCAAGGACCATCACCTGTAATTAATAAGATAAATCAAGAAGTTTTTGGTAAAACATTAAAGTTAAATAGTGTTTATTATAAAAATCAAACTTCTATTAAAACAAGTGATGTTGTTGCAGAATTAGATAATTATACAGATAATCAACAAATATATACATTTGGTCCTACCATTCCTAATCGATGGGTTTCTGTTGGTAATAAACCATTGATTGCATATTCTTCAGATGGTTTAAATTGGTTTCCAGCAAATACCAATAGTTTATTTAATAGTGCTGCATATGGAGTTGAATGGAATGGAATACTATGGGTAGCTGTAGGAGATGGAGATAATTCGATTTGTTATTCGTATGATGGTATTATTTGGAGTCCTTCTCTAAATCAGGGTGTTTTTAACAAAGGTTATTGTGTAGCATGGAATAATATTATATGGATAGCAGGAGGAGATGGTAGCAGTGGGATTAATATGTGGTATTCATATGATGGTATGAATTGGAGAAAGGATTCTTCTTCTGATCTTAGTATAGTTTATGATATTGCATGGAATGGCAATATGTGGATCGCTGTTGGTGATAGTTATTCAATTGTATACTCATATGATGGTTTGCCTGGAAATTGGATCCAAGTTAACACACCAAACGTATTTATCGAGGGACGTGGAATAGCATGGAATGGTGAGATGTGGATTGCTGTAGGAAAAGACAACCCATCAACTTTAGGGCGACAAATATGTTATTCATATGATGGATTAAATTGGTTTGGTATAACAAATTTATTTAGTTCAACAGGATATGATATAAAATGGAATGGAATTATGTGGATCGCTACAGGAGATGGAGCTACCCCAATGTATTATTCATATGATGGATTTTCTTGGAACACTTGTATTATTAATGGATTAATAGGAGAATATCTTTCTATTTGTTGGAATGGAACAAGATGGGTAGCAAATGATATAAAAACTGGTAATAATAATAATTTAATATACTCGAATAATGGAATAAATTGGGTATCTAAACCAAATCCAGGACAAGAATTCGGTTATGGAATTGCTTATAATAGAAAAAGACAAGACACGATAACTTTTCCTAAAAATAGATTGATTGCAGTAGGTAATGAAAATACATTCTTTTCAGATGATGGCGGTGATAATTGGAATATAATAACAAGTCCAACTCCATATATATTTAAAACAGGATATGGAGTCGATTGGAATGGCGAAATATGGGTTGCTGTTGGAAGTCCTGACCCAACAAATTTTCCGGCATTAACATCTACCGCATTTTCATATAATGGATCTGATTGGATAAGTGCAACAAATATTTTTAACACAGGTAGAGGTGTAAAATGGAATGGTTATATGTGGGTTGCTGTTGGAATAAAAAATCCTTCTACATTTGATGTAACTGCGGCATATTCATATGATGGTATTTGTTGGAAACCAGTTTATCAAAAACCATTTAGAGATGCTGGATATTCTTTAGATTGGAATGGAACAATATGGGTTGCTGGTGGGGATTCCAATACAAGCCCATCATTATCATATTCATCTGATGGAGATACTTGGAACCCAGTAAACACAAGTATTACTTTTAATTGTTACACTGTGGTTTGGAATGGAACAATATGGGTTGCTGGCGGGGATAAGAGCACGGTACCGGGTGTTGGAACATTATTATATTCATATGATGGATTAAATTGGTATGACTCATATATTACAACCACGTTCAAAACTTACTATGCTGCAGCATGGAATGGTTTTATGTGGTTAATTGGTGGCGCCACTTCACCTTTTATTGCATATTCATATGATGGAATAAATTGGGATACAACAAATGTTAGTAGTCCTCCGATAGATACAATTACTGGGATTACATGGAGTGGTAACAAATGGAACGCAGTTGGGATTTATACTAATTTAGGGAATGTATCTATATATTATTCATATGATGGATTTGATTGGACAACGTCAAACATTCCAATAAAAAATGATTTTTATGGTATCGCTTGGAACAAAAATTTAGGATCAACGTATATTCAACAACCAGTTATTTCTTTGGGAAGAGGAGACCAAGCAAATGGAACAACTAATGCCATAGCATATTCATTGGATGGAATTAAATATACTGGATTAGGTAATGATAATAATAACTTCTTTGCTCAGGGTTATGCATCAGCATGGAACGGGACTATGTGGGTTGCTGTTGGGGGAGGATCATCTACAACTATAATGTATTCATATGATGGAATTGAATGGATCCCAATTGCAAACTCAGATAAATATATTAGTCAAGGACAGGCTGTTGTATGGACTGGTGTTAATTGGGTTGTAACAGGATTTCCTGGTAATACTACTTATATATATTATTCTCCAGATGGTATTAATTGGCTTCCGTCAACATTTAATTCTCCTATTGATCCTAATACAGGTTATTGCTTTGGTTTAGCAACAGATGTTAAAACAATAGCAGGTGGCACACAATCAACAACTGTTGCAGTTGGTGATTTCGGAACTCCTGGTATAATATATTCTCTTGATGATGGTGTAAGCTGGAATCAATCTACTTTTCCTGTATCACTTACATCAAGATTAAATTGTGTTGCCTGGAATGGAACTACATGGTTAGCGGGTGGCGACAATCCAATTCCAGATCAATTATATTGGTCTAATGATGGTGTTACTTGGAATGGAACTACTACACCAGTTACAAATAATAACATACGTAGCATAGCATGGAATGGAATTGTATGGGTTGCTGTGGGTAATTATGATCCTTCAACATTAAGTTATCAAGTTTATTATACACCTGTATTAGATGGTCAAAGTGGTTGGACACAGGCAATTATAACTGTGTCACTATCCCCTATAATAGATTTTTTTTCTGTGATCTGGAATGGAAAAAGATGGATTGCAGGAGGGTTTAACAAACCTACTTCTACTAGTTATATAATTACATCGGGTAACGAACAATTTTGGTATGAAAGTCCACCTATATCACCTATAGGACCACTAAGTCCATACAATAATCCTCTTAATAATATAGTTTTAGGACTAGCAAGCAATTCTCGTGTAGGTGGCGTTATAGTCGATAGTCAAATAGCTTTAAATAAAACAAATAATGTAAGATTAACGACAAAATTAGATTTGTATTCGGAAGATTATTATAATAATGGCTACAATAATATGACAGTAACCATAAAAAGTTTTGATTTGATGTAAAACAAATAAAAACAAATAAAAATATTATATTTTATTTATAATATATAATATGTCTTATAAAAGTTACAATAATTATTTAGGTTCACAAAGGTGTTGTAATGTTTCTAGTGTAACAAAAGGTGCTCAGGGACCTGCTGGACCTCCTGGACCTATTGGACCATCTGGAGGAGCAACAGGAGCACAAGGGCCTCAAGGATTTCAAGGGGTTCCTGGTCAGGGTTCAGGATCTTTAGGTGCGACAGGAGCAACCGGAGCTCAAGGACCTCAAGGATTTCAAGGGGTTCCTGGTCAGGGTTCAGGATCTTTAGGTGCGACAGGAGCTCAAGGTGCAACAGGTGTAACAGGTGCAACAGGTGCTACAGGAGCTCAAGGTGTAACAGGTGCTACAGGAGCTCAAGGTGTAACAGGTGCAACAGGAGCTCAAGGTGCAACTGGAGCAACAGGAGCTCAAGGTCCTGCGGGTCCTGCGGGTAGTGGTGCATTGGGATTATATGCTTCATTTGGCTCAACTGCTACCCAAGGAATTACAGGCATAGGATCTCCAGACTATTTTAATAATTTATATGTCGATGGAGCAGGAAATAATCAAATTACATTATCAACAACATTTTCGCCAAACGATACAATAGTTATTGCCGAGCCAGGAGTTTATAATATTCAATTTTCAGCGCAATTTGAAGGACCAAATAATAATGATATTTATATATGGATCGAACAAAATGGAATTAATGTTCCATTTTCTAATACTGCAATACATAGTATTGCTGGGAATAATAATCCACAATTAGCTGCCTGGAATTGGTTTATTACTACAACTTCAGCTAATGAATTTTTCAGAATAGTGTGGACTGCATCAAGTACAGGTGTAAATATTGTTGGAAATCCTAGTCCTACTTACGGTCCAGGTATTCCTTCGATTATTTTGACTGTTCAACAAGTAATGTATACACAAATAGGAGCGACAGGAGCAACAGGAGCAACAGGAGCAACAGGAGCAACAGGAGCTCAAGGAGCAACAGGAGCTCAAGGAGCAACAGGTGGAAGCCCATGGTTTTATACAAATGCAATCGGAGGAACTGCAAACGTTGGATATACAGGAACAGGGTATACTGGCGATGTATTAATCTTTGGTAATTTATTAGTAACTGGTGGAATCGATCCAACCTATTTAGCATTGACTCCACAAACATCTAGTTTTACTTTACCAGGAGGATTAGATGGAATATGGGTAGAAAACGGGGGATCATTAAGAACAAAAAAAATGTATTTAGATAATCCTACTATTGGAGTAGCTTCTATAAATTTGGATCCAACCAATACCACACAAATTTATTTATCAGATGGGTTAACAGGAGGTTATACAAATAGCATAGCAAATAATGGAATTACTATTTTAGATGAAAGCACTTCAAATATTACAAATAATGCAACATTTAGTCCTTCAAATATTTCTAATTCACTAAGTGATAGCACCGCTCAAACAACACAAAGTTCTGAATTAACTCAAGGCGCCATTACTTGCTATGCTAATATTAATAATGGAGGAACTGAAGGAGTATTAACATTATCATCTAATCCAAATCCTATTTTGGGTGCATCCATTAACTATACTAAAAATGGAACTGGTGTAGATATCCAAAATTATCTATCTTTTACATATGGTAGCCCCGCATCAGAAATTTTTAGATATGATACAAATGGTGTTATAATGGCTAGTGGTAAAGTTTTATCTGGTGCTACAGGTGGAACTACATCTGGTGTATTAGAACTTTCAACTATTGATACGGCAACTGGAACAATTACTTTAACTTATGCTGCTAATGCATTTAAAACAGTAATAAATGCACAAAATTCTGCAAGAACTTATAGATTACCTGCACCTACTACTGCAAATATAGGTTACTGGTTTGCGATTTGTAATAAATCTACATCTAACACAATAGCTATTAATTATCCAAATGTAGCAACAATTTATACTATACCGGTTTCTCCTGCAGCTACAAATGGTGGTTCGGTAGCTAAGTTTGCAGTTGATAGTGCAGGAACATCTTATTTTCGTGTAACTTAAATTTTTAATTATATTATTTGAACAAAATACATAAAATTATATATTTTAAAAATATAATATATATAATAATGGCATTTACCAGATTTCATGATGATCCATGCAGAATAACAAAGCAGCTTCAGCAGCAAACCGATCAAGGTCGTTGGATACTTGATGTTCCTGGCAACGGTGACAAACCATGCTTCGCTTTAGATCCACAAATAATTCCACAAAAATGGGGTGGAAATTTATGGACGCATTCGATTGATATTCAAAGTGCCCTTTTAGGAATAGATAAAAGAATAAATCGGGATATACCAAATACCGTAAACTGTTTAAAAAATTCCAGTGAAAACCCTTATAAAAGATTTACCGTAAACGCTGCGCCAATTTCGTATCCAGTTTGCGACACATTTATAACCACAGAACAGTCGAGAGCAATTATGCCGGCATGGACTGCACGCGATTTGCAGCAAAATCATGCATATATTTTGCCTGATAACCCGCAAGCTCATACGGAGATGAAAGTTCCGACTTATATTGACACACGCATTTTAGAGAAGAATAATTTCAAGCGAGGATTTGAGTGTGTCCCGCCAAATGATCAAGCTTACACAGTTCCGATGAAACAGTTTACTACAGGAGAAAAGACAAAGGGAACATATGTAGGAGGTCCTACAACATGTGCATCCAGAGACAGTTGTAATAAAATTTAAGCGATAA